ATGGTGATTTTTCATCCCATATTTCTCTCCTTGTTTTCTCAAATTTTGTTTCTTTTTTAGGTAATGAACCTTTAATCTTCTTTAATTGTTGTATTTGTGCGTGTTTTACAAGTGAATTATTAATTGATTTAACTTTTTTAGTATATGATCTTAAAACTTCTGCATTTCGTCTTGTTAGAGTAGCTTGAACACCACCTCTTCCACCTTTTCCACCACGTTCATTTCTATGTAATTTACTACCTAATTCTGATATCAATGAATCTTTATCACCAGTATCTTGAACTATTGAATGTGAACCTCTATCTCGTTTTCTATTATTTATTCTGTTACTACCACCAGTTGCAAATAAATTTCTTTCATCAGAATGTTCTGAATGTGGTTTATCAGGAGATTTCCAATTACCTGATCGTTCGGTTGGTTTATCATTTCTATCTGTAAATGATTCTTTATCCTTGATTATTTCTGTTGATGCAATCTTGATATTTGGTGCTCCCTTCTCCTCGTTTCTTTCAGGTTTTCCTTGAACAATATTAATATCATTGGTTTCTCCACTTCCTTGAAAATGTGGATCTAATATTCCTCTTACACCTCCAACTTGGTTTGCAGTTGTATCGGCTTTCAATTTACGTCCTGATGATGCTTCTCTGCCTACATTTTGATTGTATGTGGATGTTATATCTCCGTTTGAATCAGAATGATCTCTTCTTTTTAATTCATCGTCTTCTTTCTCTTCATCCTCTTTTTCTCGTTTATCTTTATCATCTTCTGTAGCACCTTGACCACCTAATTTGTCATTTCCATTTTCTGTTTGATATCCTGATTTATCAACTTCGTCTTTATGTACAAATGAGCCTACAATTTTCTCTGCAGATTCTCTTGATTTACCTTCTTTTATTAATGCTTGTACCTTTTCTTCAAATGTTTGTGATTCGTTTAGGTTTGCATGATTTGTTATTGATAGTCTATCTTTAATAGGTAGTCCTTCTTTAGCGTTATATACCTCTCTTTCTTTTCTTTCAGCACTTACATTTCTTCTTTTTCTTGGGGTTGCTGCTGCTGCTAATTCTGGTGTTTTATATGGTCTACCATCTGCACCAAAGTATTTTGTATCAGAAGTTGTTACTGCTGGTTCTTTTTTTCTAGCTTTTAAATCTGAACCAAATTGACTAGTTGGTTTGGAACTTTCCACTTTTTCAACTTTTGTATTGTCTAATTGAAATTGATCTCTTGTTAGTGGTGCATCCTCTTCATAATCCTCAGTTGCATCAAAAGGTGTATCTGTATTCACAACACCGTACTTTCCATGTTCAATATCAGATTTTTCTACAAAACATCCCATATTGGTACATCTAATAACCATTTTACCGTCATCTCTTACTTCAGAATTAAAACTAGCCTTTGCAATAGGATTATAATCTGTAATCACAGCCATTGGAACTGCTGGATCTTTACATACTGCAACCTCATAGTGTTCCAAATTGGATAAGGCATATGCCATAGAACCATCTTTCATCTTCATTGGTGTTCGGTTAGAACGAGTTGCCCCACCAAATGATAGTCCTTTGTATTCCTTATTTTTGATTTTATCCCAAATAACATTATCTAATTCGTAATTTTTGTAAATTTTACCTGTAATTTTAATTGCAGGTAAATCTTCACCATGTTCATTTTTAACAATAGTTTTAGAATAATTAATACCTTTTCCTATGATACGATTTGAATGTGTATCACTAATTGGTGCTCCTCTATCCATCCAAATTGGTAACACCTTGTATAATTCATCAACAATAGTAACTTCCCCTTGTTTATCTTTCATTTGAACAGTTAATAATCCTTCAAAATATCTCTCATCAGAATTGATTGATTGCATACTTTTTAGAGATGTAGTGAGCTGGTTAAATTGAATTACTTCTCCCATATATAAAACATCGCTTCCATACTAATAAAGATTATTATGGGAAAAAATAGTAGAAAATCCTAGTATTTATACTAAGATTTGTTTTGATCGCCTTTTGATTTTCTAAAGTGGTATTGAATTACGAGTACAACAATAATTGTCATAGTCGATAAAATTCCTGCTAGGCTTTCAACAGAATCTAGGATTACTCCTAGTCTTGTTTCTCCTTCTGGAACCACTTCTAACAAGCCCATAAACAATGTGAATGACCACATTGCAACATATCCCAATACTACGATAAATGCCAAGATGTTGTTTATGGTAATTCTATCTATAATATTATTCATTAAATATTGACAAATTACAAAGTATTTAAGCCTTACTTATCATTTCTTAACAATTCTTTAACTAGGTCATTTAACTCTGAATTATTAATTTCATCTGGGTGTAGCCTGTTTGACTGCCTATCAACAGCTTTTGCCAAAATTATCAGGGTTCTTCGCAGTTGTCTAACTGTTTCACATAAATCCTTTTGAGTTGCACTCATTTTCCTGAAAAATGTATACAAACCTGTACCTATACCTAATATTGCAGCAATTAACAAAGCTTCAGATACAGAATTAAAACCCATTTCCATATTTGCTATTATATTTAAACCTATTTATTATTTATGCAGGAATAAGATATTTTAATTCTATCAGATGTGGTATAAGTTCAGGATTTTCATTAATAAATGACATGAAGTCATCATTAGGTACCTCTGTTTTAACATTAAATTTACCACATTGATAACATATCTCTAAATCCATTTTAAATCCTACATATCGGTATATTTTACCCTCACATACACATTTTTCTTTTGGTGTGTTATCTCTTTTTCCAAACAACAATTATACATCACTTGGTTTATTAATAAGTATTGTCTAAGATTTGTATGGCTTCATCCATATACGTTTTTGATGATATGAAAACATTTGATCATTTTTACAAGGGATATACTGACCAACTGACAAGAAGAGTAAAAATTGTTGATATGTATATACAGGACAAAGATAAACTATATGTTGTAACAAACACAAACACAACAAAAGAAAGACCTAGAATTGGAAAGTCACTTGTTCATTTCAGAAATGGTGATATAGGCGAGTATAAAAATGATGGAACACGACTAATAACACATGATAAGATAAAATTTAACAGAAAGAAAATGCAGTTGGAATTCTTTCCAAGATTTCTAAGAAAACCATTATTGAAATGGAGAGTTGACAGGTACTTGGATGCAGTATTTAGAAATGAAAATAAACAAATAGACTACGATCATAGATATTATGACTTTGAGACAGACAGAATAATTTTTATTTTGAAAAATGATGAATGATTTACTGTCTATAAGATTTGGTTCCGTTGTTCATTATTTGTTTCCAGTCCTTACCGTGTTTTTTCCTCATTGATTGCCAGAACGGATCAGCACCATGCATACCACCTTTTTTATTATATTCCTTCATATGATTTGCAGTTCTTCTATGACATTTCTTGCATAGCCTACAATTTATTTGTTCCATGTTAAATTTGTAAACTCCACAAAAATGACACATTCCATAATAAATAGGTTTTATTGAAACAAGTAAAGGTTCTCTACCTTTCTTACCAGCACAGTCTCCACAAATATCAGCTACCAATGCACCAACTACATTGTTACCAAAGCAACCAAAACATAGTCCTTCTTTATAATTATTTACGGCTGTATATTCATTTTTTTGGTGTATATCAACAATTTTATTTCCTATGTCAGTGCCACCACTATCTAAATTAAGTTTAGTAGCCATGATCCTTGTTTATATTAACCATTTTTTTTAAACAATCTTGTAAACATATAAACGTATCTTCACATTTGAATATATCTTTTACTTTAATCAAATCATCTATTGTTTTATCAATACGATCTATTTCAAGTTTGGCTTTTGTAAATTTGGTTTTTGTAATTTTAGTTTTTTTGGTTTTGGATTTTTTTTCAATTTTTTTCAAAGCTCTCTCAACAAGTTCCTTAGTTATTGGTTTTGTTCCATGTACTTTACAGGAATCATCACACTTATGATTTCTCTTCGTCATCTTCCCACCTTTTCATATCTGCAAACTCATTCTTTACTATGTTGCGACATTCTCTTACTGTCATTCTTGTAGACTTTCTTAATTTTTCAACTGTCTTTGTCTTGTTCCAGTTAAAGTCTATTGCTGATTGTAATGTTTTCTTTACCACATCAAAGTTGTCTGGTGTAATTCCTGTTGGGAAATTTTTCTGCGACATTGAAGTACCACTTCCTGAACTTGGATGTCCTTGTGCAACACCTCCTTCATCGGATGGTCTTGTTTGTAATGGTTGTCCAGAAAAGTTTTGTCTGTTCTCTTCTGGTGCAGCAGTGCCTCTACCTCTACCCATTTGTAATTCATCCATAGGTGTTGGTATCTGGTTAGTTTTGAATTCTCCTTCAGCAGTTCTCTCTACATCAAATCCCATTTGCTGTAACATTGCCATGTTTTCAATTTCAACTCCATCTCTTTGAAGTTCTGAGAGTTTGTCATTTTCTTCTCCTGCTTCTAGTTTAAGATCCCAATCATCAACACCCATTAATTCTGTAAATTTCTTAAAGAATGATTTGAATAATACATCTTGTCCCCATTTAACAGCTCTGTTTGTAATTGTAACTTGTAATCCTTCTTGTGACCATCCACCTACCATTTCACCATAGTATAATGGAAGCACACCATAGACAGCTCCAATGATTTGTCTTAGTTCTTTTCTTACTTCAATGAATTGTAACTCTTGTAATGTTCCAGTAAAGTCTAACCATTGTGCCATATTCTGTCCACCCTTATCTGATTCAACCATAAGTGGGTGTATCATGTATGGGTCTTCTGTAGCCTTTTGTTCAAGTGCATCCCATGACTTTCTAAATGTCTCATAGTTACGGGAGGCAACTACAAGTAATCCTCTTGGTGGTCTCATCTTGTCAAAGTATTTTCTTACATATTCATCCATATGAGATAAAGCCATAGCCTTACTCCATACTGCAAATATAGGAGAAAATCCATAAATCAAGGCTGGTCTGTATTTTCCTGCTTTCCATATTACTTCACCTTCAGCATAAATTACTCTCTTAGGATGTGGTACACCTATGGAATAAACTGAGTTAACTTCAAGTATTGCCTTTAATGCCTTTGCATTACATTTATCACATCTATCTGTGTATAATCTAGCATCTCTATGTTCAAATCTAGGACAAACATATATCTTCTGTCTCTTGTCATCATAACCAATTCTACCATCAGAGTCAGCAATCATAGCTACCTGAGGTGGGTCTATTCTTATCAGTTCCTTGATCTCAGTTTTAGTCTGATCAATTTCACCAGTAACATCATCAATAAAATAATTCTTTAACATAAGCAAGTAAGCATTATCTGCAATTTCTAAATCTCTTTCTAATTGTCTAGCAACATCTTCCAAATTTTGGGCGTTTCCATTAACAGGGTTATTAACTAAATCTTCCAATATCTTACGGTGTTCAGGTA